TCCTTGATACCCTCCCATGCATCTGATAACGAAGACTTAACACCATTCCATGCATCAGCTAGTGTTGTTTTAATACCATCCCATGCAGAGCCAATTGTTGTCTTTACACTACTCCATAAATCAGAGAAAAACTTCTTAATAGGCTCCCAATTCTTATAAATTAAATATGCCGCACCAGCGACAACAGCAACGATAGCGACAATCGCAAGCACCATCGGATTGGCAAGCATTGCTTTCCCAACCACACTGAAAGCCGTTCCTATCATTTTAATTGGGGTGATCATTTTTGTGAGCAACCCAATACTTGTACCAGCACTGCTACCTAGAACAGAAAAACTACTTATAGCCAGCGCAATCGGCCCAATAACCGTTGTTACTGCTAAAGCCACCGCAGCAATACCGCCAACAACCGCAACAGCTCCCACAGCAACTTTCGTCAAAGTTGATGATAGCTCTGGATTTGCTTTAGACCATGCTGACACTTTATCTATAACAGCTCCCATTTTTCCAAGAAAAATATTTAAAGGTGGAAGTAAGACAGACCCAATGCTTATACCTAGTTCAGCTATTTTATTTTTAAAAAGAATAATATTGTTGGCTGTCGTTTCAGCTCTTGCTTTGTATTCATCATTCATAGATCCAGCATATTTGGTAGCATCACCAACTTTTTTTAAGTTTTCCTCTAAGGCACCCATATTAGTGAGCAGAGGTGCAATTGCACTCAAAGACTCCTTACCAAATAAAGTTGCAAGCATTGCGCCTTGCTTTTCTTTTGGCAAAGCCTTAATTAATTCTAGAATTTTTAACGTGGTTCCTTCAGCATCTTTTTGCATTGACTTAGCGACTTCTTCTGAATCCAACCCCAAATCAATCATTGCACTGCGTTGTGATTTCGTTGCAGATTCACCTGCTATTAATGCAAGCATCATATTTTTAATGCCTGTAGCTGCTATTTCTTCTTGCACCCCCATGCCGCGCATAGTTGCACCAAGAGCCGCAATTGATCCAGATGCAAAACCACCAACCTCTCCTAATGGCCCAATACGCTGAACAATCTCCATGATTCCTTTTGCAGCAGCAGGTGTACTATTGCCTAAAAAATTTATTTTATCGGCTAAAGTTATTACCTCATCTTGTGACATTTTAAATGCTGTACGCATCTCAGCCATGCTTTGACCGGCTTCCTCAGCAGATACATCAAATGCCACCCCCATTTTTACAGCAGATTCAGCAAACTTCGTTAATTCATTTGCTGCAATTCCAGATTGAGCACCAGATGCTACAATTTTTGCAATGTCTGTTGCTGCCATTGGCAATACTGTTGACATTTTCAAAACTTCATTTGTAATTGTTTTAAATTGTGCATCCGTACCACTAAATACTTTTTTTACATCTGCCATTGAGCTTTCAAAATCAATTGCTAACTTTACAGGCACTATCATTGTTGCAGATGCAGCCATAGCTCCGCCCAATACTTTTGCTGACCCGCTACGGATATCAGCATTATTTTGTCGCAATTCCTCAACACGATTTAATTTTTCTTGTGCTTTAGTAAGCCTATTAAGTTCATCAGTAACACCAGAGTACCGTGCGCGCAAATTATCAACATTCTTACCCATGCTTCCGAATGTGCGAATGGATTCGCCTAGCATGGATTGCTGTTTTTTAACACGCTGAATTTCAGACCCAATTTTACTGAGCTGTGATGTGGTACTACCTATCGCAGTGCGTAAAGAGCCTGCAACTTCACCGCCAATCGTGATGATGGCATTTAATTTCTTATTTGACATTGCATCTGACACAATTAAACCAATGTGCCATTTTGTTATTTTTAATGCCTTTTATTCATTATTCACTTATGCAAAGAAAAACCGCATTTAAGCGGTTTCTCTTGGCAATCCATCACACCACCAAATCAATCGTGAAATTGGTAACTTCTCAATTTCAGTCAATGACCATGATGTAAATGATGATAGTGCAATTACATGCTGACGAATGTTATTTGCACTTAAGATGTAAAAAGTCGATATGAATCCTGAATGCGACCATAATCACGTAAACCCAAACCTTTAATAAAATCGGGTTCAATTTCGCAAAGATTTGCAAACATCGTAATTTCTTGTTCAGCATTGGACTTACCTTTGCTTTGTAATTCAGCTGTCAGTAAATCTTGTACTGTTGGCTCACGCATATCTACAAATTGAATGCCACCATAAGGACGACTTAATTCAATTGTGTTTTTGCCCTCACCTTCCTTAATATAATCTTTTTCTTGATTTTCCATCTTTTACATTCCTAATGCTGAGCGAATATCTGCAAGCACATCTGTACCGTTAATAATACGAACCATGTTAATCACATCAACTTCATGGATAACCTGACCACCAATCGTTTGCTTGTAATATGTCAAAGACAAGTCATATTTATCTTTAGGTGCTTCACCAGCTTTTGAGGTGCCTTGGTTAATTTTGACAATTTTACCTCTCAAATTATGAACCACGGCTGTTACTGTGCCGTCATAAGATTCCATCGCTTCACGCACTGTGAATGCGGTCTCTTTACCTTCTTTCACACCAAACAAAGACAAGACATCACGATCATGTGAGTTAAGCGTGAAATCAGCAACTAACTTTTCCATACCCATAGTGATGTCGATTGCTGCATCCATACCACCAGCGCGGTATTCTTCAGTTTGTAAAGACAATTCAGGCATATTGGCTTCATCTGTGTTACCAGCATGACCACGACCATCAACAAATAAATTAAAATTCTTACGAATATCCTTTGCTACACCCATCTCAAATACTCCTTAAGAAAAAATCTCTTTGATATAGTCATTAACCAAGTGAGAACGGAAAATAATATGCTCAGCTGGATACACTGGCGTAAAGTCAAAATCGAAATAGATTTTCCCTTGTGCGATTTGATCTGCTGAATTTAGATCAGGGTCTGCCCAACAAGAACCACCCAAAATAGCACCAATGTTTGTGAGGTAACGCAAGTAAGCATTCACACCTTCAATCACATCATCTACATAAGTTTTTGTAATGCCACGATCCACAGCCCAAAGGTGTGCAGCTTTTAATGATTCATCAATCATATCTGCTGTACGTACAACACAAAGGAATGTCCATTTTGGATCAGCCGACAATGTACGGTTACCCCAAAGACGATAACCCTGTTGGCGGATAATTGTTGTGATATTTTTTTCATTGAGCAAATTCGCACGACAATTCGCGTCGCCCATTGCAAAATCAATTGCGCGAGCAGTACCAACAATACCATTGATTTCTTGGTTAGACGGAGACCACCACCAACCACGATCATTGTCTGATTTAGCAATTAAACCAGCAACACATGCACTTGCCCATTCTTGAGAAGTTTCACCAGCAACTGATTTTAAAACTTTAGGATCAACAAGGAATACGCGTTTAGAACCAAAGTCTTTCGAGTATGCAATTGCATCTGCATCATTGGTATTTGGTCCATCGGCAACAATGACTGCTTTTAAACGCTCTGCAATACCAATCAATTCCGCAACAACTGGATTTGATGTAGCTGGTGTTTCACCAACTGCTTCTGTACGCGTATGTGTAAAACCAGGTGCAATTAGAATTTTAGGGACAAAACCCGTTATATTTTCAGATGCTAGGAATGCATGTACACCTTCATATGTACCAGTGTTTGCATCAACACCACCAATTACATTTGCTAATGTAGCTGGTGCTGTTTCCTCTTCATCAATACGCACAACAATAACCACGGCGCCAATTTGATCAAAAATAGAATCAAGCGCTTGTGGCAATGTTCCTTCTGCTCCAAGCTTTGCTGCAAGCGTACGTGAACCTGCAATTAAAACAGGTTTATTCAGTGGAAAAATTAAAGGATCGGCTTCTGGTGCAGATCCAATCAAACCAATAGTGGAACTACGTACAGTAGTGATGGGGCGTGCACCATCATCTACTGTGGCGTTTTGGATCCCATGTAAAAAAATATCGCTCATTAACCGCAATCTCAGTTTAAGATTTTAGTCAATTTTTACGCTTTAAACATTGGTTTTCATTATTCACTATTGCGCAGATATTACAGCGTCATGGCATAACGCCACATATCGTCCACTCGCTCTGTAGACAGGTCAAGTACCCCAAGCATGTATTGGATTGAGCCATTAGTACGCTCGAAACGCTCCGATTCGCTGTATTCGATTTGGATACGCGCTTTGATGGTTGGATCTTCGATGGATTCAATCATTTGTTCAACAGTGTTCAGTAAACCATTTTCAAGTAACGCTAGTTTGAACTGGCGACGAGTTAAGGGCTTAAACTGGAGAAGTCTTTGCTGCTCTTTTTCTTCTTCACTAAGATAGTTTTCAGGGTTAATGTGTCGGTCAATTTCATCTGCCATCATCGGTATATGCTGATCAGAAATAAGATGATCTTGCGACTCATCCAACTCAAAAGCATACACATCATTTTCATATTTAAAATATTTCATTATCGTAGTTCCCACCAAGCAAGGACTCTTTGATCTCCATCACCTTCGATCATGTATGTGTTTCCATTCGGAATAATTAAATTGAGCCATCCCCATGCCGCAGCATCGGCCACAAAGATTCTGCCACCATTAAGTGTTATGTAGCCATTATCAAAGTTTGCATTAATAAACAATTGAATAGGACGACCTGTTGAATTTGTATAAGTTGTTCTTACTGCACGTGAAGCTGCGACATTCGTCCACGTTTGACCAACACCGAGTAAAGGTAAATTAATGTCTGTTGTGCCATCAAAATCAACATTATTGATTTTTCGAGGTGTTTTGAGCTTTGATGCAGAAGCAGCATTACAATCAATTCCGTTCTGGGTAATACGAGCAACTACATTCCCGTTCTGTGAATCGATAAAATTAAAAGT